CTGCGAAAGTTTGTTTAATAAAAGCATCACTCAGGAATTTAAGCTCTGTCATCCGATCATTAAATCCTTCAACCGCTTTTATAGCTTTAGAATCAATAATGATACCCATTTCTTTTGCTTTTGTAGACCATGCCTCCATAGCTTCTACGCCTTTGCCCAAGACCCAGTTGAGTTTTGAACCGGGCTTGCCAAACAGGGCCAGAAGGGTTGAGGCTCTTTCCGATTCTGAACCCATTTCTCCGATACCTGCTACTACTTCTGTAAGTAATGTATCGGTAGTTTTTAAACGACCACCATTATCTCTAAGTCTAATCCCCATCTTATCGAGGGCATAAGTGGCTTCTCCTGTGCCTTTTACTAATACGTCACCAATATTCTTAGCAAACTTCTCCATCGACTTATTAAGATCCTCAACGGATGCTCCACTCTCTACTGCTCCAAGTCTTAATGCTTGGAGCTTCTCGGCTGCTATTCCGGTTCGATCTGCCGTTTTTCCTATCTCATCAAGGGCATCAAAGGCTTTTTTGCCCATAGCCACAAACGCTGCTGCTACTGCGCCAACGGCTAACATGACACCGCCTAATACTTTACCTACACTTTTAGCTGCTTTTGCTATACCGCCTACACCTTTCTTGACAGCACTAAACGCAGCTTGCGTTTTATTTAAAGCCGTTATGACCAGTTTGTATTTAGTTTGTGCCATTCTATTTTTTCTCTGCCGATACTTTTATATATGCTACCCATCCAACATATTCATCAACTGACATTAAACGCAATTCATCTAATGTCTTATGTAATCGGTCTGCCAATGCGTACTGCGTAAACAAATCCGCATCGGCTCTTATTTTTTTTCTGCTGTCTCCAGATCATCCGTACCCATTATCCAAGTACCGATCTTTGTTAATATTCCAACATCAACATTATTCATTAGTCTCACTTTGTCTTCTAACGTGAAATGTTTGTTGCCGTCTCCATCCAAGCTCTTACTTATAATTGCATGAGCAAGGAGGGCCAAGTCGTCATTCTTCGATAAACGATATAACGACTGGCTCTCTTTAAGCGTCAAAGGTTTCGCATAGATCTCGAAAGGGCTTTCTCCATCAGACCATTCTTCAACTACGAGTTTTCTAATCTCGATAGAATCAAAATGATTGACCGCTCTATCTATTGCTTTCATCTTAGACGGTTGTTGTGGTAATTGCGCCACTAGCTTGAACGCCTATTGATGCTTCCACCATGCCGTCAAAACTAGAGTTAATGCTCTTACTTGTTACTATCGCTGAGAAGCTCATGTAAGTGTCTCCACTTGCTATCCCTTCGGGATAAACCGAAACGGTAACACTTGTGCCGGGCGCAAAGGCAGTTTGAGATGTATCTGCCTCATCCCAAAACACTTCTGCGGACATAGAAGCAGACGTTAAACCTGCTAAATACGTTCTCGCACTATCACCCATAGAACTATCTTCTATCGTGTCGCTTTGTATATCTAAAGTAAAAGAGCGCAATTCTCCAAGTACATCGGAACCACTTTTAATGACTCCATCTTTTCCTGTATGAGTTGCCATTTATTTTTCCTCGTTTTTATTTTTTTGTTTTTTTGTTACAGACTTAGAGCTTTTGCTTTCAGTCCACCCTTTTGATTTCATATATTCCACGCGGTCTTCAGAAACTTCAACCGTTCCTTCACCGCTTGGAGAATGTAAAATTATTCGCATATTTCTATCCTCTTAATTACACGCTGCTATCAGGAGCGTTTTTTAAAGTTTCGTATTCAACCGTATAACTTAACGTCACAACTGCGACTGGTTGATCTCCACTTCCATCGTATTCAATATCAGTTGAATCGAGGAAAGAGTTCTTAGCCAATCCGTTAATCGTTTCATCGTTACCCATTGCGACTTCCACTTCACTTGCAATGGTGTCTACTGTGTCGTCAAAATTAGAAACCGCTTTAACATATCCTTCGACTATTAAAGTTAAATTCCTCATTAACAACTGAACAGATCCCATTGTTGAAGGTTCAGATTCTTCGCTCTTGGTATAAATCAATAAACCCGGCAAATTATTAGACGCTAAAGGATAAACACGCGACTGATAAACACGACTTGAAGTTGTGCTTAACGAGCCTAATATAGTTCCTACACGTTCTCTAATTTGTTGTCTGACATGACTCATTTATTGTTTTTCCAATACTAATTGCGTTACACCTTGTGAGTCTGGTTCAACGCTAACGATGTTATACGTTACTGAACTAATAAGAATTGTGTCTCCGTTATCAACACCAGTCATATCAGAAGTCGCACCTGTGACTACAGGTTGGCTTGATTCAATGTCTATTCCAGTACCGGGATCTATAGCAAAATAATCTTTATTGAAAATTATATTGATAGTAGAACTCGATCCATTAATAGTTATTGAAGCTGATACACCATGAGCCGTAGTATCAAAAAACCCGGCTAGGTCTGCTGCTGATTCGAGAGCCATAATTATTTCTTCTTAGCTCTTTTTTTAATTGGTTTACTGTCAGAAGAATCTAATCCAACTGAACGATCTGCTGTTGTAGAACCTAAATGAGCAGCTATTTGATTCGCTGCTAATAAACCTGAAGCTACAGGCCGTTCCAATTCAACATCATCGCCAATCGAATAATCTTTTCCTTCGATAACACAATTTTTTAAAACTTCATATTTTGTCATATTAAAAAAGTGGAAGGGGTTATTGACCCCCTCCAACTATTTAGCTAATTAAGCAGTTGCTTTCGTGAACGATTGACCATGTCTAAGGTTTACATCACAAAATTGTGTGGCCCTTATTCTAGTCAAATTTGAAGTAGCTGCTGTGTAAGGATCAACTAAAATCTCGATCCCTCCAAAGAAGCCAACTAACATATCAGCCCACATTCCAAAGTAAACAAAAGTGCTGCCTACGGCATTACTTATGGTTACATCGTGTCCATTAACACGCCCATCGTCACCCATGATGAAGATAGCTGTGCTACTGGCTTTAGCTGTGGTTTTAAGATTTCCTACAATTTCAGACGTAGTTAAATAACCCGGTCTGTTAAATGGTACGTTGTCATTAAGAACCAGAGCTTCCATATTAACTGTCTCAGCCCATGTAGGCGTTTTGCCAGTTGCTAATGTAATGGAATTAACTCCTGTAAAGTTATTAATTCCTGTTGGTTGCCCTGAACTTCCAGAACCATCTAAAGCTCCTACATCTAACACCTTGCCGATACCTGCTGCAAGATCATTTCTTACTAGGTTCTCTATTGAAAGAGAAGAGTTAGCAAGCATCTTGTTTGTGATATCTGTGTAAGCAGAGATGGTGTTAGGGCTTAGAGAGATAGATCCAAGAGTCAACTCTGATTCACCTACAGACCCGCCTTCAGTTGCTATCCAAGCTGCTGAACTCACGCCAGTTTGTTTAGGGATCTTCACGTTATCTACTAGATCAGGGAATACCGTTGCACCTGCTCTTAGTACAGCAGACGAATCTCTTAGTGCTTGAATAAAGTCTCCTGGTCGGAATTCTGTTCCAACTCCTCCGGAATCATCACTGGTGTTTACATCTCTAGTCCATGAACCCATCACCTCGTTTGGAAGCGTAAGACCTTCAGAATTTCTGCCGTAAGAATCTTTAGCAGCTTGTGAGGCTTCAAATTCAAATTTAGCTTCTTCTTGAGCCTTTCTGTTAGTGGGATTGGACATAGCGTAAACCGCTTTTAAAATACTAAAGTCTCTAGTTTCTTTTTTAGAAAGTCCGATATCCGAAGTCTCTAAAGATTCACTAGATGGAATAGCATTAAGAAGTTGACCTCTGAAAGTTTCTAAGTCAGTTCCTTCTTTTATTGCTTGACGAGCTAAATCACTTTGAAAGTGTCTTGATCCTAGTTCTAAAATCTCATCGTTTTGTTTAGCGATAGATTTTCTAGTTTCATTAACAGTTTCACTGCGAATGTCGTCTACATTTGTTTCATTTTTTTCTGTCATTGTTTTTACCTGTATTGTTTTAATGTCAGTTATGTTTACACCCGATTCTTTTATGAAATCAGGTAATTCTTTTGCAGCATCATCACTTCTTCCTATACCAACGCTTTGACTTTGGTCGGCCGGAATTGAAACGATACTTGCTTCTAAGGGTTGAAATCCAACCCGGTAAGCCGGCTCATCGTAAGATGAGTCTCTTTCCATGTTAGTAATGTTATATCCAACGCTTACGTTGCTCCGGATTCCATCTTTAACATCATTAAAAATTTCATTGGCGAGTTCGCTTTTTCCAAAACGAACCTCTGCTATTGTTCTTTTAGCAGATTCATCAATGTAATAGTTCTCAACCACTCCGATCTGTTTCGTCATGTCATGGTCTAACAACAAGGGTGCGCGTTGGCTACCCATGAAAGACATGTCAATCGAATCAGCAGAATGATCTAATATTTCTAAACCAAAGGAACGACTCACTGGAGCTTCGCTAGTTAATGCAATTCTTACTCTGCGTGATTCTTCGTTGATGAATTCATCACGAATAGACGCATTTCTAAATTGTTTAGCATTGGCGAAGTTTCTGGAATCTTCCTCCGCTTCTGTTTCTTCCACTGCTTCGGTTTCTAATTCAACTTCAACTTCGATTTCTTCAACCGGAGTTTCAACTTCCTCAGTTACTTCTTCAGTGGTTTCTTCAATGTTATTTTCCATTGTTTTTTCCTTTTATTTATTACTGGCATAAATGCCACACCCACAACCCAAACGCCTCAAAGTAGTAAGGAGTGCTTTTACTACTTTCTCTGTGACCACAACACCGTTAAGTATTGCTCCCACCCATCGCCAGTTCTTATTCATCGTCCCCTGTTAAATCTGGATCAACTGCGTTCTTCGTTGCTCCATAAGGTGAAAATGCAGTCTCAATGTTGTACTGTTCAGCAAGGGCTTTTTCTCTCGATAACTCTTCAAAGAGTTCTTCGGGATCACGACCCATACTGGATTGCACATCTGACATTGTGACTTGTCCGTTTTGTAACCCCACCACGTTAGCTTGTATCTCCTTCAAAGGATCAATCCAAGACCAACTGCGAGGGATAAACGTAACTGAGTTTGCGAATTTGTCATATTTTGTAATTGGTATGCTGACTTGTCTTGTAGTCATTGCATACGAGAGCCATTTCTTATACACCGGTTTTACCATGTGTTCGATTACGAATTTTTGGACAATTCGATAAGCGTCTCTCTCTTCCATAACTCCTTGTCTAATACTTGAATAATTAACACCTTCAAGATTATTAGACAAAGAAACATAAGAAACATTTAACCCGGAAGCTATACCTCTAAGGATGGCTTTTTGAAATGGGTCAAACGTAGTATTAGGATAATCAGGAGTCCATGTTTTAAATTCCGTACCTGCCGGGAGTTGTTCTATAGAACCCGGAGTGGCATCCATTATCTGTGTGTAAGTATCTTCGGTTTCTTCTCCTAGATATTGTTCTCCATCGGGAGAAACCAAGAAGCCCATTTTGCTTGCGCCCACTCTTGCATTTACTACAGCACTTTCCTCTAAACCATCTAGCATCTTTGCTCTTGCTAGAATAGATGCTGTAAATGGAACGCCTCTTGTTTGTTCTGCTCTTGAAGGCATGTAGGCATGAATTAATTCTGTGGCCGGGACTTTAATATAATTGTTTTGACCATAATAAATATTAGCTGAACCTCCGGGATGATTCTTTAATAAGTAATAGGTAATGGGCTTGCCAAATTCATTAACCTCTACACCCATAATGATTGCGTTCCCGGTAGTATCATTCGGAGCGTTATAATTTTCGTCTAAATGGTCAGGCTCTAACATCTGTAACTGATAACCAAATCTATTATCTTTCGAGCGTATATGCCTGATTAAAACTTCTCCATCGATAGCCAAATTTCCCACGAACATCTTTTGAATATCTAAAAATGATTGCTTGCCATCCGCACTACAGCTTCCCATTTCACACCACTCCGCGAACGCGCTTTCTACTTCTCTGTTTCCTTGTAGATCTAGCTCGCCATTATCGTTTCTTGCTTTAGAAGCAACTCTTATCCCGGTAGGGCCTATGACATTACTTATCATCATCTGCCTATAACGAGATATATAACTGTCGTTTCTAGCGAGTGCGCGACTTCTATTTCTTAGAATAGATAAAGATCCTTCAATTTCTTGGTCTGCGCTAGATCCGGAAGTCTGCCAATCGGCAAACAATCTTCCACCTTGCGCTCCTGAGAATAATCTCTTGTGCGTTTTGTTATTATTCTTGCGCGAGAAGACTTTGTTATACCATGCCATAATTAAAATTTAATTTTTACTTGATTCCCTGTGGCTTCATTTCTGTTACGCCTTGAGACCTTTTCTTCGTTATTAACTAAGGCTTTATAATGAGACTTCCAATTCTCTAACTCTTCAGGGGCCATTCTTGATAAAGAACGACCTGCTATAGACATAGACATCTGGTCTATTGATGCTCTGTTCTCAATGGTAGCCACCAGAGCGTCATAAACTTTTCTATTGTCTGAACGCGGATCTGCTGTGTCTGCATCCAAATTACTTTTTACTTTCATTAAGCCAGTGTTTAAAACTAATCTCTGACTTGATCCATTGGTTATGTATTCTTGATAAGTGTATTGTCCTTTTGTGTAACCTACTGTTGATGCACTAGGAACGGCTATTGTGTAGAGACTGGTGCTGCTCTCCGATATCACAGAGCTTGATAATGCAATCTCGGTAGCTGCTGAACTCAACAATCTAAAAGAGTAGGTAAGTGTGTAATCCGCTACCGGATAATCTGTTAAGTCTCTCTTCCATAGCCAGTTGTCACCCACATATACATCGGGTACTTCGGATGGATAATTTGTTGAATCAAATCTATTGGACAATATTTTCCTCTTGCTATTGTCTTTAAAACACTATGTAGCGTTTTTAAATCTGTCAATACTACTTCCAACTATTCACAAACGATTTCTTAGGTCTGATTAATGGTCTGCTTGGTGTAACTGTTTGTCCCTGTAAAGGCGCAGCTTCTTCCGGGTTTGGTTTATTTAATGAAGCATCTATCACTTCTAAATTGGGTTGTAATATATTGAGGGCCACTAACGCATAGACAAAGGTATCGAGAGCTTCATTTCTTTGTCTTTGTGATACCCATACAATAGTCTTTTTTCCTTTAACAAATTTAACAGCTCTCTTCTCTGCTGTTAACTGTAGGAAATATTCCTCATCTACTGAACTAGGGAAGTGAACATAACCCGGCCCTTCTTGTTGTACTTGTAACCATTGAAAGATATTTTCTTTTGCAGTATCAACTCCGGCAGGGAAGAGTTGAATCCTTTGTCTCCCGGCTACTGTAGGTCTACCGCAGATAGGTTTACCGGCTTGACTCTGACCCTTACAAGCAAAGATTCTTCGACCCGATCTTGATTTAACAAAATTATAAACGGTGTTGGTTTGATAACCAGAGTCTACAACCACACAAGCTATGGGTAGAGAAGGGAGGTTTGATCTTGAATAGCGTCTTTTTGTGTACTCGTCTAGTTCTTTCCAGACGTTAGGATTGGCTGTCTCTCCATAAAATATCTGATAATCTAAAACATAGCTGTTGGATTCAATGCCCCACCCGACCACTTGTAATTCAAGACGGTCTTGTTGAACATCTATCCCACCTGTTATAACCAATACTTCATCCGGAATAGCAGATTCATCGTAGGCTTCCCGGTGTGTTAATAAACTATCGGAGGCTATTTCTTCTCCTGCATCGGTAAAGACTTCACCGAGACTTGTGTTAACCCATGTCTTTAAGATCTCCGGGTGTGATTTACTTTCTAAAAAAGAAGTGACCATGCCTTCCCACGTTGACCAGGACGAATACAATTCGTTGATATGAAAGCCGGCTGTCTTTTGAGTTTCTTTTTCAGCAATCCATTTACCGTCTCTGACCATTTTCAATTTGTGCTTCTCTTCGATAAGAGTTCCACAATGCTTGCAGACGTAACAAGCTGTCTCTGGTTTACCTTTATCCCATTGAACATTTGCCCATTCCAATATCTGAAATTCATTACAATCAGGGCAGGGGACATGGTAACGCCTCATA